AGATGGAGATGCCCGAAGCCCTGTCCGACCCCGGGGTCAACAAGGCCAACAAGGCAAACGCCGTCCTGAAGGCCCAATACGGCCCCGCAGAGGGCAAGCAGATGTGCGGCAACTGCGAGTACTTCAATACCGACTACGACCTGCCTGAAGGCCAAGGATTCTGCGAAGTCTACGAATTTTCCTGCTCGGACAAGAATGTCTGCCTGGCCTGGGAGTTTGATAAAGAGGAAGAGTCGGAAGAGGAAGAAGATTAAATGTGGATTCCCGTCCTATTTGCTTGTATGGTAGGAGGGGAATGTAAGTTCTACGCAGACCCGGTTATGACCGACTTTAGAGCCTGCCAAGCCCATGTGGACGCCCACCTAGCGGCAGCAGAAAAGGCAGCTCATATAAAAGCCGCCACCGGAGCCTGCATACCTATAAGATTCGAGGGCGGTAAATCCATCTAGACTGTTTCGTGAGATTCGGGTTGTACACACACCGCCCACCATTTTAGGAGCCAACCGTGCCGTTCAAATCCAAGCAGCAGGCCAAGTTAATGTTCGCCGCCGCAGCCTCCCCAAAGGTCGCTAAGGCCACCGGCGTCCCTCAATCCGTAGCCAAGAAGATGGTCAAGGAAGGGCAATCCAGCCTCAAGAAACTACCCAAGCGGGTGAAGAAATGAAAGAAGTCTGGGAGAAGGCTCGCCCCAAGAAACTTGGAAAACCCAAGCCATTGTCTAAGAACCAAAAGACTGCGGCCAAGAGGTTCGCCAAGGAAACCGGGACCAAATACCCGTCTCTTATCGCCAATATGCGCGGCGCACAGGCCAAGAAATGAAATTCGAGAAATATGATGCTAGAACTTCTAAAAAGATGGCTGAGTACAATCGCGAAGGTGGTAGTGTACGCAAGCCCGTCCGGTCAGTTACGGGTGCGAGCACAGGCGATAAGTATGACCGAGCCAAGTTCATCTACCGGAAAGCCGCCCAAGCCCTGTCTGCTGGACACCCTCTCAAAGACAAGAACGGAGAGGCTACACCCGCAGCCCTCCAGTTCAAACGCTGGGCAGCCAAAGTCCCGCAAAACCGCGAAGACCTCCAAGAACTCAAAGCCCTCGGGACAAGACTCAAAACCCGCTACAAGCCCAAATAATGCACGCAAGCGCACTACAAAGCGCGTCTGAGTTCTACGACAAGTACCCCCTAGAAACCGCCTCTGTGGTGGAGATAGGGTCACAAATCGTCAACGGTTCCATAAAAGACGTGTGCCCCAAGCACTATTCTTATATAGGTCTAGACTACTCCCCCGCAAATGGCGTGGACATAGTTTTGGAGGACGAGTACAAGTTCCCCCTGCCTGACGGCAGTACGGACATTGTGGTAACAAGTAGCTGTTTTGAGCACGCCGAGATGTTCTGGCTAACCTTCCTAGAGGGCGTGAGGATTCTCAAGCCTGGTGGGTTGTTCTACATAAACGCCCCGTCCAGAGGCGAGTACCACGCTTTTCCACAGGATTGTTGGAGGTTCTACCCAGACGCTGCCAAGGCCCTGCTAAAGTGGGCAAAGCTGAACGGTTATAATTGCACGCTTGAATACACAAAATTATTAGACAACCATTGGGGGGATTTCATAGTTGTCTACCGTAAAACTTAACCTTGGCTCAGGGAAAGACTGGCGTAAGGACTACATAAACGCCGACATCCAGCCGGAGAAGAAACCCGACTGGGTGCTAGACATACAGAATGTTCCGTGGGGCGAACGTATAAACACGAGACTAGGCGAGTTCCTAGTAGAACCGGGAATGTTCTCGGAAATCATCGCTTTCGACGTCTTGGAACACATCCCAGACCTTGTAAAAACGATGACAAACTGTAAAAAATTGCTCTGTAAGGGCGGGAAAGTGAAAATTCATGTTCCCTACGACCTATCTCTGGGTGCATGGCAAGACCCCACCCATGTACGAGCGTTCAACGAAAACTCATTCTTATACTACACAGACTGGCATTGGTATCTAAACTGGCCGGATAAGTTCGAGCTTACCCAAATGGGGTACGAACTATCCCAAATTGGGCAGGAAATGTTGGAGAAAAAAATCCAGCAAGAAGTCATCCTGCGAACCCCGAGAGCCGTAGACGCCCTGCAAGTCATACTCACCAAGGAAGGTTAATGGCAGATATTCTTGTTGGTCGCGGTGTTCGCCGCCCAGCACCCACCTTATTTGACCTAATTAGCGGTCCGGCTACTGCCGCCCAGTCCGCGCTCGGTGCTATGGGTTCCGCTGCCAAAGGCGCAGCTCAGGCCACAGTCGGACTCCCTGGGGATATAGAGTCTTTAGTAAGAATGATTACTGGTGGCGAGCAAAAACTCCCGACAACGGAAGAAGTCGGCCAGTTTGTAAACCAATACATTCGCGCACCCTACCCGCAGTATGAAAGGCTAGGGGAATTTACTGGCTTGCCGGTCGCAGGGGTATTAAACCGCCCGGTCACTCAGATTACAAACGAGGCCGCAGACGCCCTAGTTCGGGCAATTACAGGCAACCCACAGGCTACGGCTCCTGCGGTGCTAGAAGCCGCTGGGCAGATGTCTCCGCTGGCTGTTTACAGAAAGACAACACCAACCAAACCAGACCCGACGGTAGGGACTAGATTTGAGCGAGAGTTCATTGGTGGATTAGCGGAAAAAACGCCAGTAAAGATTGAGGACCTCAAAGGCTCTAGTCTTATGCTAATGCCTTGGGATAGCACTAACAGAAATTATAGAATTAAATCAATTTCTGAGGAAGTTCTTCCGCAGTCTTTTGTAACTCATGGCGGCCAAGACTACGCCAGAGACATTGAACATATAAAACAAAACATTGCTGGCGCATCAAATTTAGATATTGCAAAAAGGATTCAAGACCGCGTTGTTCAGGCAAGAATTGAAAATTTAGCCGCTGGTGGTACAGGAGATGTTATCCCGCTTCCAACCACAATGGGAGCAGGCGCAGAAAACTTTTCTGTTCAACCGACACTTCCAATTCTTGGTCTACTAGACCTGCGTCAACCGTCAAAGGCTTTTATAAAGTATTTTGACAAAGAAGTACAAAATTTTAAGGTTGCAAAAACAATAAAAGAAGATGGGGTTGAAAAACGAATTATTACGCAACCGTTTAAAAATTTTAAAGGCGTAATGACAGAGGAAGGCCGTATTCAGCTAAGAACCGGCGAGGGTTTAGAAAGCACAGCCGGAGAGCTTAGAAAGGCAATGACGCACATTGCCACTAAGAAATCCAAAGGGTTTGAAGGCGGCTCTAATCAAGAATACTTGAAATATAATCTTGAAGATTTGACTAGTGCTATTTCAGACGAAGCATTAGTTGGCGTTCCAAAGGGATACGCTGGCAACACGGTAATTAAGGTTGGTCCAGAAGGTATGCATCTTTCTCCAGCCACTAACCCAACTTACTCAACAAACTTTTCTGGGCAGTATCTGGGAACTTTAGGTCAAAGCCTGCCAGCAGAGGCTTTGTTCCCAAAGTTGTTTCCAAAGATTACACAAGAGATGGCTGGCAAAAAAGGCGACATAAGAAACATGGTTCTTGGCGCACTAGAAAAACGCAAAGAAGGAATATCGGAAATCGTTGACCAACAAGTAATCGACAGCGTAAACGAGTACTTTAGACAACTAAACTCAGGACTGCTCGGCCCCTAAAAGGCTGTTGTTCAGCGAGTTAATGCAATCTTGTAAAATTCCGACAAATTGTTCTTCGTCGCAATTCATAAGTTCTTCGCTAAACTCAACATTCAGCGTGTTGTCAACGTACTCAAGAGTAATTTTGATAGACATAGAACCTCCTCAAGGTTTTAGAAGTTTACCACTTGTATAACAAAATATCTGTCGTATAATAGCAACAACTTATCCCGAACAACCGGAAGGATTCGGACATGGAACCCAGTAAAGTAGAAGAAATTACAGAACGCCGCCTACCACCTAACGCAGGCAAGGGAAGGCCAGCAGGAAGCCTAAATAAGTCCACTAGCGCGGTCCGAGAAGCAATTGCTAGGATGGCTGACGAGAACGCCGATAACTTCGTAGGATGGCTAAATCAGGTCGCTAGCACCAACCCTGAGAAGGCTTGCGATATATACCTAAAAGCAATTGAGTACCACATCCCTAAGCTGGCTAGAACCGAAGTAACGGGAGCAGAGAACGGACCTCTCACCATCAAGGTGGTGACGGGTATATGACCGAAGTAGTAGTAGAGACAGGCTACAAGCCTAGAGAACAGCAGAGAAAGATTCACGACGCTGTAGAGAGTCACCGCTTTGTAGTCGTAGTCGCTCACCGCAGGATGGGCAAGACTGTGGCAGCTCTAAACCAGCTCATCCATTCTGCCCTGCAATGCGAGAAACCAGACCCAAGGTTTGCGTATATCGCCCCGACTTACGGCCAAGCAAAGCGGGTAGCGTGGGACTACTTGGTAAACTTTACCCGCCCACTAGATGCGGCACATAACATCTCGGAGTTAAAGGTTGACTTCTACGGACGACGAATACAACTTTACGGCTCGGACAATCCTGACAGTCTGCGTGGGCAGTATTTTGACGGTGTTATTCTTGACGAAATCGGTGACCAAAACCCGAAGATATGGAACGAGATTGTACGTCCTGCTCTTGCAGACCGCCTGGGTTGGGCGTTATTTCTAGGAACCCCCAAGGGTGCTAATCACTTCAAAGACTTCCGAGACAGAGCAGAAAAGGAACCAGGTTGGTCCCTACTGGAATTTAAGGCTTCAGAGACGGGAATACTTCCGCAAGCTGAACTCGAAGCTGCCAAGAAGGAAATGGGTGACGACAAGTACTCGCAAGAGTTTGAGTGCTCCTTTGATTCACCAGTTGAAGGTTCGTATTATGCTGCGCTCCTTGGCAAACTTGCGCCGGAGAGGTTTACGGAGTTCCCCAAAGACGACCTCTGCAAGACCTATACGGCTTGGGACCTGGGCGTCGGAG